TAGTATAGGTTCGTTATGGCTAGATTTGCGAAACAAGCTGAGAAGGCACCACCTCGGGATGACATGTCTCGGGTTAAGTTATTATTGAAGAGTGTTGGTTATGCGAAAAGAGCATAAGAATCCAAAGGGTGGATTGACTGCTGCGGGTCGTGCTTATTTCAAGCGTAAGGAGGGGGCTAATTTAAAGCCTCCTGTGAAGGGTGGTACGAATCCGAGGCGTGTTTCATTTGCTGCTAGGTTTGCTGGTATGAAGGGTCCGATGAAGGATGAGAAGGGTCGTCCTACGAGGAAGGCTTTGGCATTGAAGGCTTGGGGATTTGGCAGTGTAGAGGCTGCGCGTAATTTTGCGAAGCGGCATAAGAAGAAGGCGTGACATATGTGTTTTGGTGGCGGCAAGAGTGCTGAGAAGATGTATCAGGAGATGAAGCCTGAGTTTGGTCCTTTACCTTCTTTGTCTATGAAAAGGATTGAGCGGAAGGAGCAGACATTTAAGGATGTTCCTGAGCGGACTGGGATGCGGAAGCGTAGTTTATTAATGCCTATGGAGAGAACGTATTGAGCGAAGAGAAGCGATATGACACTCTTCTTAAGCAGATGAGTGCGTTTGACATTCCTGACAAGGTGACTGATGAGGACCAGCCGAACAAGTGGTTGCGGCGTTATCACAATGTAATGATGGATGTTGCGACTTACATTAGGAATAGGAATCCTCAGTATAAGTCTCTTCTTAGCAGAGCCAAGCGGATAGAGCGGAAGTGGGATATGGAAGGTAAGTATATCAATGGCCGTGAATGAAGCTGGCAATTATACTAAACCTAAGATGAGAAAGTCTTTATTCCAGAGGATTAAGGCGCGGGCAACTCATGGGACTGCTGCTGGTCAGTGGTCGGCAAGGAAGGCACAGTTGCTTGCCAAGGAGTACAAGAAGCGTGGTGGAGGTTATACGTGATGGAAAATGTAAAAGCGAAGAGTGTTACTCTTTTAAAGAAGATAGACAAAGAGCTTCAGTCTATACCTTTATACAAAGGAGAGAAGGTTTACAAAACTGGAGGTCGTGATCCTTATAACTTTGCTGAGGCTACTAAAAACGCAATAACTGGTTTACGCCGTGGGATTAGAATGCTTAGAGGCAAAGAGAGTAAACCCGATCTTTTGGCTAAAAAGAAAAGGTTGGAAAATCTAATGGAGCGTGCTCAAAACTCAATTCGCGGTCTTTAAGAAGCGCCATGAAACCTTCTCAGAAATCTTTGCTGGATTGGGGAAAACAGAAGTGGCGAACCAAGTCTGGCAAGAAGTCTAGTGAGACTGGTGAGCGGTACTTACCTGCTAAGGCTATCGCTGCTCTTAGTGATTCTGAATATGCAGCTACAACCAGAGCTAAACGAGCGGGTAAGGCAAAGGGTCAGCAGTTTGTGGCTCAACCGAAAACAATTGCTCGGAAAGTAAGAAAGTATAGAACATGAAGAAGCCGAAACTAGGAACTGGTAAACGCTTTTCTTTGCTGGTGCGAGAGTTAGAAAAGAAAGATGTTAAAGACCCGAAGGCGCTTGCGGCTGCGATTGGCAGAAAGAAATATGGCAAGAAGCGGTTTCAAGAGATGGCAGCTAAGGGGCGTAAAGGATAATGGAAAAGTTACCTAAGTCAGTTAGTGGTAAGGTTCCTTCTTGGCTAACTCGCGCTTTAAATCCTTCTACAACTATGACAAATCAGAGTGAAACTGTTAGAACAACTTCTATGGAGTATAATGGTAAGGAGATTTTGTTTCCTACTATAAGAATGATAAATGGAAAGTTGGAAAGATTTACGCCAAGAGCTGCTTTTGAGTTAGCCCTTAGAAACAGGGATTATATTGTATATGATACGCCAGATCAGGCAACGGCTGGAAGCAAGATGATAAGTGGGTTAATTGCTAAGGCAAGGGAAAAATAATGGCTTGGTATATTAGAAATACTCAGGAGTTATGGACTGGCCCTACTCACACTCTTCATGGCTTTACTTGGACTGAAGCCACTCATATGAGTTATTCTGTTAAGTTGGAGGAAGGTCCAGAACCAGTTAAGGCCAGAACGAAACAGGGGACATTCAAGGCTGACGATCTTTCTACGCCTAATGTCGATGAATCTAAGAAGAAACCCACTAGGAAGAAAGCAAAGAAGTGAGTTTTGTAAACACGCTCAAACAAGAAGAGCTTAATCTCTTGCGCAATATAGTTAAGAAGGAACACTTTAAATTCTTCGATCAGAAGCATGGCAAGATGTTCGTAACCAACTATATGCTAGATCAGATGATTGATAGTATTGGCCCTGAGATTGCAGAGCGTATTATCAAGCAGGGTACTGACGCAGGGTTAAGATGATTGACTTCAAGTACAAGCCAGACGGTGACGTACTAAAATTCTTTATGAAGGATGATACCTTCTTTCGCGGGATTCGTGGTCCTGTTGGCTCTGGGAAATCTGTGGCTTGTTGTGTGGAGGTGTTCCGCCGCGCCCTTATTCAGAAGAAGGGACCCGATGGAATCCGCAAAAGCCGATGGGCTATAATCAGAAATACCAACCCGCAGCTTCGAACGACGACCATTAAGACTTGGCTTGATTGGTTTCCTGAGAATGATTGGGGGAAGTTTCATTGGTCGGTGCCATATACGCACCACATTAAAAAGGGAGATATTGACCTTGAGGTTCTTTTCTTGGCTCTTGATAGGCCCGAAGATGTTAAGAAACTGCTTTCACTTGAACTCACAGGTATATGGATCAACGAAGCGCGAGAGATTCCTAAGTCGATTATTGATGCCTGTACGATGCGTGTTGGGCGTTATCCTTCTATGCGTGATGGCGGCCCTTCTTGGACTGGCGTTATTGCCGATACCAACGCTCCCGAAGAGGATCATTGGTGGCCCATCATGGCTGGTGAGGTTCCAATCCCAGATCATATACCGCGTGAGCAAGCTAAGATGCTGGTCAAGCCAGACAATTGGAGTTTTTACACCCAACCTTCTGGAATGCTCGAAGTAAAAAACAAAGAAGGCGAGATAGAAGATTATGAGCCTAATAAGAAGGCTGAGAATACAAAGAATATGCTTAAGACATATTATCCTAATCTTATTCGAGGTAAGACCAAATCATGGATAGATGTTTATGTTATGAACCGATTGGGTCATATTCAAGATGGAAAGCCTGTATATCCGATGTTTGCTTCAGAAGTTCACATTGCAGAGGAAGAAATACCAATAGCAGCCAATACCCCAGTGTATGTTGGCGTAGACTTTGGATTGACTCCTGCCGCCGTTCTTGGTCAGAAGGTCAGGGGCCGATGGTTTTTGCAGTCAGAAATAGTGGCGGTAGACATGGGCATCGTGCGTTTTGCAGAAGTTCTTAGGAATGAGCTTGCAATACGTTTTGCGGCAGCGTCCGAGGTTATAATCTATGGTGATCCTGCTGGTGATTTTAGAGCGCAGACTGATGAGTCCACCCCTTTTCACATTCTGCGCGGTGCTGGCTTGAGGGCGTTCCCCGCGCCTTCCAACTCTGTTGACCTTCGACTTGAGGCTGTCTCTTCCCAGCTGACCAAGATGGTTGAAGGGAAGCCAGCACTTTTAATTGATAGGCGTTGTTCTCAGCTTATTAAAGGCTTTGAGGGTGGGTATTCCTATAAGAGAATGGAAGTATCTGGCGAGCGGTATGCTGATAAACCAGACAAGAATATGTTCAGCCACATTCACGATGCGGCTCAGTATTTATTCTTGGGTGCTGGTGAGGGCAGGGCTTTGATGAATACTCAGAAACCCTTAAAACCTGTTGTTGCCCAGAGAAACTTTGATGTATTTACTAAGTCGCCCAAGAAAAAACGGCAGAGTGTTTGGGCAAGAATGTAATCTTTGTGCGTTGATCTTTTCTGTTCTTTATGAATAGGAAGGCAAAAAGGAGATTGTTATGTGCTTTGGTCCTAGTAAAAGAGAAAAACAGGCAGCAGCCGAACAACAAGTAGAAGCTGATGTTGCAAAGCGTGAAGAAGTTGAAAAGCGCGCAGAGCAAAAGCGGGAAGATATTTCACAAGCATTAGAAGCAAGAACAGAAAGACGCGGTATGCGCGGTGGTGCTGGTCGTCGTTCTTTGTTTCGTTCTGGTGGTGCTGGATTTCTTGGTAGGTTCAATTACTAATGGACAAGGTAGCAAAGCGTTATATTGAAAAGTACCAAAAGGCGAAAGCCTTTCGGGAACAGTGGGTTCCTCTGTTTGAAGAGTGCTATGAGTACGCTTTGCCGCAGCGTGAATCTTTTTACTATGAAGAACACGGACAGCGCAGGGACGATAAAATCTTTGACGAGACTGCCGTTGTGGGCGTTCAAGAGTTTGCAAGTCGCCTACAATCAGGCATTGTTCCAAACTATGCGCGTTGGGCAGACTTAATATCAGGCAGTGAAATACCCCCAGAGCAACGAGAAGCAATTGATAATGAGTTGGATGAAGTTACCGAGTATGTATTTGAGGTACTTCAGAACTCAAACTTTAGCCAAGAAGTCCATGAATCCTTCATGGATTTGGCTGTCGGGACTGGTATTTTGTGCGTCGAGGAAGGCGATTCACTAAACCCAGTAAACTTTTCTGCAATACCCCTACCCCATGTCGTACTTGATACTGGCCCCGACGATAGAATAGATCACGTATTTCGTGAGCGTAAGAAAGTTAAGTTTGACCATTTGCCATTAATGTTTCCGAATGGAACCTTTGATAACAAGGTTACTTCGCAGATGGGAGCAAACAGAGAAACAACTGTTCTTGAACTGGTTTGCCGTGACTACTCAACAAAGAATGAAGAATCCTATCTTCACTATGCAATTTGCATGAGTACAGAAACTGTATTGCATTATAAGAAACTAAGTGGTGTTGGTTCTAATCCATTTGTTTGCTTTAGATGGTCTAAGTGCGCTGGTGAGGTTTATGGACGTGGCCCTCTTATTAATGCCTTGTCTTCTATTAAAACAACCAACCTTACAATTGAGTTAATCCTTGAAAATGCCCAAATGTCCATATCAGGTATATACCAAATGGAGGATGATGGTGTCATTAATCCAGATACCATTAACTTAGTGCCAGGGACTATAATACCAAAGGCTATGGGGTCTGCTGGATTGCAGCCTATTCAAGCGGCTGGTCGCTTTGATGTGGCGCAACTTGTATTGAGTGACATGCGATTGAATATCAAACGCGCACTTTACAACGATATGCTGGGGAATCCTGATCGAACCCCTGCAACTGCAACTGAGATTGCAGAAAGAATGGCTGATCTTTCCAGAAGAATGGGTGCTGCATTCGGTAGATTGCAAGCTGAGTTGGTTCAGCCTGTCTTGCAACGTGTTATT